TGCCGCAGATAGCCGCGTCCATAAACGCCTGCGATTCGTGCGTGTCGTAGTCGCATCGGTCCATCACGTACTTTGTAATGCCCTTCCGGACAGTGCAAAGCTGCATGTCGTCGTTCGTACGCGGCAGAAAGTCGATGTCGTACCGGTTTAACCGCTGATACCCGCTCAACAAGTTGAGCAGCGGCTTGATTCTATTGATTTTAATCGCCGGACGTCCGCTTTCGGCAAGTCGGATTTTATCCGTATCAGTCCATTGCTTTCCGGCCATAAATTCATAATCTTCCCGGGCTTCTTCCCGCCATTCCTGCGCTTTGTCGACGGCGGCGCGGAACCACTCCCGATATTGCGCAATCGCGCTCATATCGTCGGTATCCGGCTGTAAAGACTTGTCGTGGTCTAACTCCATTCTTCTCACCTCCTTAAATCGCCCATACAGACGACGTCTCTTCGTGTCGGTATCTGTCCCGTTCAAGCGGCGTCTGCGGTTTCGGCGGCGTCCATGGACGGCTCAGGCAAGCATATCCTAAGGCGTCGGCCGCATGATCTTCTCCCTTGGTGTCGTAGAGTTCCGGATTATTTTTGTCATGCGCCAACTGCGGAAGCGTGCGAATCAAATGAATACACGTCGAAAATACCCGCAGTCCGGGAATTTGCTGCCCGTTTTTATCCGTATATCCCTTTAGCCGCTCTTTGATAGCATTGCCGGCCTCCGCCCGGCCCTTACTGCTTTTGCCAAACGTAACCAGACGATGGGCATTGATTTCGTTGTTGATAGCCTCCGCAATGGACGGCCCTGTTACGCCGGTCCGCGCCCAGCAAGCGTTATCCAGCACGCCATAGGAAACATTTTCCGCCGCAGTTTCGACAGCTGCAATGCGTTTTCCCACGTCCTCTGCCGTTTCGCCGGTTCCAACGTTTGGTTTCCCGCCGTAGCCGTACAACTCGCGGTAACACCATAGATTGCCGTCATAATCGATGGCAAACCACAACACGCAGTACGGCCGCGCCTGTCCCCAGTCCATCGCCCGGAACCGCAGCCAATTCTGCGGAATCTTAAACGGCTCGACGACGTGCAGCGCGCTCCGCCATTCCTTGAAATATTGTCCTTCGGCCACGCCCCACTCGCCAAGGCCCGCTACTTTATACCGCTCCGGATCGCGTTCTTTCATTTCCTCAAACATATCTAAGTCGGCTTTTGACAGCCACTCGTTGCATAGATAATTTGTCGTAATCGCAAACGTATCTTTACGCGGCAAATCAAAAAAGCGGTATTTAAGCCAGCTCGACGCATCCCACGGGTTAAACGTGAGCGTCCACTGAATAAAATAGCCCGGCGGCATGATACCGCGCAGGCTTTCGTCAATCGTATTAAATTCGCTTTCTTCGATTTCATACGCTTCTTCCACCCAGCCCCAGCACAAGAAGCCGCGTTCGGCTGTTATGGACGTCGTCTTGAGCGGGCTGTCCAAGCCGCGGAATAAGATGACCTGTCCGGTCGGCAAGTACGTAAGCTGCAGCGGCGATTCTTTCTTCTGCCAGAACGAGTCAACGCCCAAGCGATGAATCGCCCAAAGCAGCTGTTTGTAGCAGCTGTCGCGCAGCGTATTATACACCTTACGAACAACTAACGTGTTTGCTTCCGGATACTGCATCATGCGCACGATGAGATTCAGCGCCGTCGTCGTAGACTTTTTACTTGCGCGGCTGCCCTTGACGACACGATACCTCTTTTTGCAGTGCCAAAAATCATTATATCCGCCGCCGACGACGTCCCTCAGCGATACGATGCGCTTATCCCCACTCATTCCTCTTCACCGCCGTCATCGGGCAAGTCGTCACTGATAACAACAGGAAGAGCCGTCGTAATTTCCTGCTGTACTTTATCGCGCCACTGCCCGGGACGACGGTTTTTCAGCCAGAATATCATGGCTGTCGGGTTCGGCGGCGTGAATTTAGTCGTCACTTTGACTAATTTCATCTCGCCGTCTTCGTCGGTCTTATACTCTTTTTCCTCCCATGTATACCCAAGGGCAGACTTGATCAGCGCCTCTTCCACCTCGCCGTCAATAATCTCTTTTCCCTTTTTTAAGGCGTTATCAAAGTCGGGAAAGCGCCGCTTCCAGTCGTAGAGTGTGCCGCGGTTTATGCCGATTCTTCCGGCAATCTGGTCGTCTGTATATCCGTCTCTAGCCCACTGCCGCAGAAGCGTCAGCCCCTCGTCAGTAAGCCAATACGCATATTTTCCCTTCGCCACCATCTCACCCGCTTTCCTTTATAATTTCTTTGATAACTGCAAGATTTGTCTGTATGACCGCCTCCGCCTTATCGGCTATGTCGCCGACAAGGAGCGACGTGCGGCCAGAGTCAAAATGATACGATACGTGTTGACAGTAGTTAACTGCTGCCGTAATAGCCGCTTGCGATAATGCGGATACTGCGGCACAAACGGCAGTATTGCTATGTCCGCTTATCTCAAATCCAACTAATCTGTCATTTTTATACGTTTCACGTACCCGTATCATAATTCCCCTCATATTCCCAATTCAGAACATAATTTTGTATCGAATTTGCCGTTTTAAGCCATTTTATTTATGCGGTGCATGTATTTATACCTGCGACTTGCTAACTAATCTAAGTCATCCGGGATGATGCCTCTTTCTTTAGCTTCGTCTTCGGTTAAATAAATACACCAGTCTTCGGCAAGCATATCGGCTTGCCCGGGAAGCCATGGAACACGGATTTTCTGCGCTAAAGGATTATCGGTTTCAACCCCAGTCGAATCAACGTAAATAAAAGAATGGGTCATATCACTCCCCGGCTCTGGCTCTTTCAACGCAATGAAGATATTTTTGCCGTTCCACCCTTCCCTGCACATCTTCTCGCCGTTTTTCATAAGCATCAACGCTGTCCCAAAGTCCACACCTTTGAAATTATCTTCTGGTTCGAAATTATATTTTTCTTCTTTTAAATTTTTCACATTCTCCATTTTTCTTTGTGTTCCTGTCAGTTAATGTCGAATAGATATTATCATCAACCATCGTTGTTGTATAAGTTACATCAACATCTTTGAGTAGTGAGACTTTTCTAAATGGCTGCGGATACATTATCATCAGCAATCTCCCAATCTTCTGCCAGCATGTCTGTCTGACTTGCCAACCACGGCACACGATTCTTCGGCGCATCAGGATTATCCGTTTGCAGCCCGGTCGTATCAATATAAATATAGGGATGTGTCATATACTCCATGTTCTCAATAACGGCTTCTGCTGTCTTTCTATCGTACTCTTTAACAGGTTCAGACAAATCCGAGTAAGGAATCATATCAGGATGATTTTCTCTGCCCTGTTTCTTCGCTTCGTTCCACCAAGCATTGTGAACATGTTCTGCTATGCTTTCAATATTTACTTCACCAGCTAATTTGATAAAAATCCCTTTGCCGTTCCAGCCGCGACGCCGCATCTTAAAGCCCTTTTTCAACAGTTCGATAGCCATTCCAAACGTAAGGCCGTGGATTTCCCGGTAAGCTTCTTCAAACACATCGGCTGGGCTCCATGATTCGTACCCGTCTTTATAAATTACCTTGTAGCCGTCGTCCCCGATTTTGTGACCGCCGGCATCTTTCCACGCCTTACATTTTTCTGCTCTAACCTGTTTTACGCCAACATACTTTTTCATGATTACCACCCTTTCCGTGTACGTAAAAAGGACCCATGCAGCGTCATGAGTCCTTTCCTTGTGTGCTATTCTGTTTTTTACTCCGAGAAGAGAATCTCTTGAGTAGTGAGTATCTACAATACTCACGATACTATTATACCATAGATTTTCGGCGGTTGTTCCCGGAATAAGAAAAACTAAATTTATACGACTCGAACCAACCCCAATTGACATGCTGCCGCAATTGCAAATGTCTGGGCCTCGTTGACCATGGCATAATACGTGCTCTTGCTGATGTGCAGCTTTGCCCCAACCTCTGTATATTTCTCTCCCTGATACCGCATCTTCACAGCCCGGCGCTGCCAGTCGTCCAATCGCTCATACGTCGCATCAATAACGTTGAGCCATTTTTCAGGGTGGTGAACGACTACTCCATCGTACAGCGTCACCGACTTTAATTCCGTTGCAGCCTTAATCCCCTGCACCGCTGTCGGATCGCTTACCAACGCATGGCCGCTGCTGCCGCCCGTATGTCCGCCGGCAGATTCGAGGCGGGCATTTTTCACGGCCCGGCGAATCTCCTTTTCTCTATAAAAAATCATATCTATTTTGCGCGTCGTCGCATCAAGCGACGTGCGCTGCCCCTTTACGTACAAACCGCATCACCTTCTCCAATAGTCAATATATATGCCCATCAGGACATAACATGCCACGATAAATGAAACATATTCGAGCGTATCAAATTCAAAATAATCGGCGATAGCCCCGGCAATCATCCCGATTACAAAGACACATAAAAATCGCTTCATGTTACATCACCACGCTACGAGAAACGCGCCCGGATTCGCTGCCACTTTATAGCCCCAGGACTCAAAAGCCTGAGCCAGCTGTGTATCCAGTACGTCATTTCCGCTTTTATGTAAGATGATATAGCGCCGGCCCTGACGGTCCTGCGTGTATATCATGTTTTCGATTACCGACACACATCCCATGTTCCGGCCTCCTTTCGTTTCTGGATTTCTTTTTCAAGATCAGCTTTAAACTGTAACCATTCCGGCTTATCTATCAATGGATCTCCCCACGACAGCGGATATTCCAAATCCATTTGCAGGACAGATAGCATCTTATCAGATATGTCTTTTAAAAATTTCGATAGGTACTCTACACACATTCCGACAACGTACGTCCTGCGGCCCAGCGCATATCGTTCGTAGCTAATCAAGGCGTGTTGAAAGTCCTCGTCAAACTCGACAATGCCCTCCTGCGTCAATTCTACCTCGTCAAACCGGGCCGATACGATTTCATCTTCGTGCCGGCCTTTGATACGCTTCCGGCGAAAGTCAATCTCCGAAACAGGAAATGTGATTCCCCGCGCCTTATGATAAGCTTTGTATTCTTTAATCATCTCGCACACTCCTTTTCATAAACTTGTCAGCTAGTTCCCCGATATAATCATCGCCCCAGTTCTCCGGCATATCATCATTTACCGGACACAGGCATATACTGTCAAAAGGACAATACGTGCAGCACCGTGTAGCTGCGCAAATTGCTTTGACATGCCTCAACGTATTGATTACATTTTCTTGGTCCAACGTCATATTCATGCTTTTATCAACCCAATCATTAAACCAGTATTAACCCAATGCCTCCTATAAATACGTCCCCACCACACATGGTAAATCCTCTTTGCTGCGCTGGAAGAAAACCATATGCTCCGGTATCGCATTTTGCAACTTGTCCCAGGAATTGGTAATGCATACGGTATCATCCCAAGGCCGGATATTATTATTTTCAATCTTCCATAGACGTGCCAGATAAATATCTTTCCCTTCATCCGCGTAGTCTTCGGGATTTTTATAAATGCCAATAGCTAATGCCG